GTTACCAATGCGAGTTACCCACGCTCAAATTCTGTGCCAAACTGCATACGTTGGCCGACACTTTGATTTAAAGAATGACGGTAATCAGAACTTTTTCGATGATGCGGAAGGGTTGTATGATGATATTGAACCAGTTAGCTATAAGATACTATTGAATTGCAGAGACGAGAATAGCTTCTTTGTGTGTGGGGGATTCCAATCTGAAAAGAAATTTGTAAGGCTGCCTGCAGACACCTCAACGTTCGTTATCAATGAAAAGCGATATCCTCATGGCGCTATCATGACGACACGCCCAAAATACATTGTCAGTGTATTTGGCCAGATCGATAGAGACGAGCATATTGACCTGCTGGATCGATCTATGATGAAATATTCTAACCAATCTGTATGCTTTTAGTTATATCGCATATCTCTTGCCAGGTCAAGTCTGGGCGAAATCTCCACTGCAGGATGATCCGATCCTCAACCTGACTGGAGTTATTATATACACCGTGCCATTCTTTGTGGTTCAGAATGATTGGGTTGAAATTCTCTGAGTTAAAGTAATACCGATCAGATTCCCACAACCCAATATCTGGACCATCAATCAACCGCCTCGGATCTTTGCCCATGTCATCATAGTATGGGTAGAATGGGATTCCATCTACATCCACATCATGCCAAATTGTAACAGAGTTCTCATCACAATTGTATACCGGCCACGTCAACGATCCAACGACCGGTCGATCTTTCTCCACGTGGTCGTAATCAATATGGATCAGGTAGTCGGGGCGATTGACATTTGATGTGAGAACGAATAGATCCTCTGTCAGATATTCTCCAAACTGTTCCCATATCGGCTGCAACAATTCTCTATATTCTGTCCAATGGAAATGAGTACCAAAGAATTTAAACTGATTATCGAGATGTGGGTTCCGAGTCTTTGAAACCAGATCGTCAATAATCTTCTTGCTAATCTCCTTCATGTCCCACATATTGGGTTGGATTGGCTTTGCGAAATCATGCTTCACCTTTCCACCCCTCAGATCGTCCCAGTAGTTGGGGTTTCTCAGGTATACCTTTGTCTTCTCAAATGCGGGCCTGTAATTGGTCTGGTGAGGATCAACGTTAACTATCCCAAGACCTTCATGACGATCTGATGTCTGATCAATTCGGTCTATCGGTTCATTTAATGTTAGAATATCACAAGTACACTTCGCATCCCTTTCTACTGCAATAACATTGCGCGTAAAAGTATGGTCACGATCCCCGACACTATCAACTAGCAATAGTTGATCACCCACCTTAGGTACTCTGTAGGACGAGCTTTGGGTAGTCCGTGGGATGTGTATTTTGTTTTTGAAATTGCGCTTAACATAGACAGAAGCAAATTGGCCTTCCTGCACTACACGTAGGGAAACGTCAATGCCAGACTCAGCATCTAAACTAATCTCTGGAACTGATAATGTTCTGGGTGCACCCTTAGTTTTCGCTGTGAGGGAGATGCTCTTCCCATTAACCTCAACGATGTAGCTTGCCCCAACAACAGCCTCAATGCCCTCTGCAAGTTTTTCGGTAGGATCGCTACCATATAAACTAGTGAAAGAGACACGGCTGGTATTCGTTATATGAACCTCATCAGTGTCAACATCATTTGTGCGTCTGGTATGTTGCTCTATATTGAGCGCAAAGGATTGTTCAATCCCCACCACCTTGATCTCATATTTTTGTCGTATAGCTGGTTTCCGTCCGTGATGAGATTCCACGTGAAAATCCATCAACTCATACACGTTATTGTCAAGAATATTATATCCCATCGCTGAATACCCATTCGTCATATTCAAATAAAAAGTCAGTTAACCCATAATCAGACAGTTGATCTATCGTCAATGGATCACATTTTGTTCCCTCGAGTATCAATTTGTCGCCCGCCATCTGCATGATCAGATTCACCCGCTCAGTATGGTATGGGTTGAATCCCCTGTGCATTCTAGCTATGTTAACAAAGTATGACGATCCCTTCTCGAGGCGGTATATGATAGGATCACCATTATCGTCTTCGTATCCCATCCACACATCATCTGATAGAGGAGTCATTAATCGAAACCCATGAGTGAGGAAGTCTTTATGATCACGATGGAGCTTTGTATTCCATCCCTCATAAGCGACTGCGTATTGTTGCCTAAACACATCAATACCTATCGACTCGATGTACTCTCTGGTCGTTGATCCCACCCAGCATTCAAGCTCTGCAGTTCCTTGCTGGCGAAGAGAGAAGCTCTGATATTTCTTTTTGTGGAATCCAACATCCTCGAGGGCGTATCTCAAGTCCACTTCATTGAGCCCCTCCACAAGATGATCAACCCGATCTTTCACATAACAATTACCTATAATATCCCTATGAACGTAAGATTCCCTCAATAATGAGTCACTGTCTATTCCATCCCGGATCTTCACCACTCGTGGATATGATTCTTCTGCACCGTCCTTGGATGTATGGACAGGGAGTGTTTCATACTCTCCGAGTGGGAATATGTCATTCTTCAGTAATTTATGTTTCAATGATTGGTTGAATGTCAATCTGCTGGTCCTTTAGTGGGTGATAGAAAAATGCCTGATCCACATTGTTGAATTTATATGTTCCAACATAGCTGATATCTTTCATCATGACAAGATGTTGGCGATCGACTAGACTGACGAGGTTTTGTCCCATATGATTCCGGATCAGCCCCCTCAACTTCCTGGAGTATCCATATACAGTGAAAAACATACCAGCCGCCCCTAGAGACTTGGCATGGTCCATATGCCGCTCAAACCATCCGCCCCGCACATATTTAATTCCTGGGTATCTGGAACGTACCCGCTTAAGCAAGTACAGGTGCATTGATGTGCGTAAATAAGGACCATACATTTTGCTGCCTGATATCCCCACAACCCGACCATCTTCGATAATTGCCTCGATGTTCGCAAATTGGGTCCTATTCCATTTTGATTGAGAAAACTTGTAACAGTCCTCAACTGTTCCAGGCTCAGCCACAATATCCCAATATGACTTATCACACAACTGTGTTGCCATATCTGGATCCATTTCCAGATCTTGCTCAAACAAATCTCGACGAAATTCTGTGATTAAATCATCGTCAGGCAGCAAGGTCTGCATCTCGAAATGCTTTACAGGCTTCCGTCCATGAACCATAATACAATCCCCATTTAACTATCACTCTCATTTGGTTATCATGCCGTCCACAGTACCCTCGATGTGGAATGTCGCTCCTGAACAAAACTGGTTGATTATCCTTCAATACCACACTACCGGCCAACTCACCATCTTCTGGATTCGATATGAAATAACTTCCGTCGACATTATCAAATCTCATCTGGTCAAAGTGGTAGTATTGGGTAACACTTTGTTCATCACATCCCATCAATGGCCAATTAATTGAAGCCACATTTCGGTTCCCATGTGTACCATCCACATGGATGGGGAACTCTGGAGAGCGACGGTTGGTAATCAGGAAGTAAAACTTGTCGTGCAGAGGTAGACCAGTTAACTCCCTGAATATCTTAGTGGCACCAAAATCATCCACATCGAGCTCGATTCCATATCCAAAATTACGACCCATTTTATAGTAACGCACTCGCTTGAATATACTCTCCCATGTCTGAGACCATATCAACCGATCGGGCCTCAGATTCAAAACTAAACTTTCTGTATGAAATTTTCTATTACCCATGCTGGAAGATCCCATTCGTTTGATTTTTCACCCTGTCTCAATCTGCGAGGGTTGGCGTGGTGATTGTTATGCCACCCTTCCCCTAAAGTGTACAGATTGGCGATCCAACTGTTTGTGGATCTATCTATTTGGTATGATTGATACCCATGACTGTGACTTACAATCGCCAGAACGTATCCAGATATCAGACACATTAGGGCAGGCATTGCATATGCTGCGAATAGGAGATGGGTACCGAACAACCAATCTACCAACAGCCAGAATAAGATTATGGATACGTGTAGTCTCCAATAATTTCTGTGGTACCACATGAGTGCTGGATCCTTTAACTCAGCTCGGATCATGGAACGATCTACTTTAACTCTCCATATTCCAAAAAGTACATGAGTTAAACCTAAGTGCCTGAAACAATGTACATCATTTTCGGTATCTGAGTGCTTATGGTGGCTTCGGTGTTGGCCTACCCATCCGATGACACTACCGACACCAATATAATGGCTAAGAAATCTCAGTGTAGCTTCCCAGCGAGGAGACGTCTTAAATGACCGATGACCAAAGTATCGGTGTAGTCCAATATTCCCACCAAAGGTCTCTAAGACTCCATATACTACCACTGCCAAGACTGTCCAGCCAATCGCATAGTTGAATATCCCATACACAGTTACAAAAGCAAAGTATGCCTGCAATATTCGTATAAGAACATTGTCTTTCATTATCTTATGCATAGGTCCCTCCCACGATATGATATCGATTAAATCTCGACATATTAACAGCATTGTGCCATTCGCGCGTATCCACCCAATATATGTGTCCCGCATCGAGAGAGTAAAGGCGATCATTGATAACAATAGTAGAAGCAATTGATCCCGCATTAGATACCACCATGTGGATACGAGCGCTGTAATCTTTGTGATATGAATACGATCGCTTTGGACTCAACCCCAGCACTCGAGCCCTAAACATATGGAATGTTGTGAGAAATTGGTTGGTGTAGGGCATATCATACACTGGAGTATCAAACTGATCCTCAGGGTGCCTCAACTTTGCAACTGCTCCTGCTCCATAAGACTTTGTGTAATATCCGTCACCAGGCTGCTGGAGAGGGATATCCTCTCCAAACACATTGACTGCATTCATCTCTTCAACCACACGTTCATGATCAAATGAAGCGAGAAGTTTGATGTGCGGGGTGTCTATGCCAAAGTGAGGTTTTGTTGATTCGTCACGAGTGTCCATTTGGGCCTACTGATATCTCCATAATTCTTGCAGGGGTATCTAATATCCACATAATCAGCTCAAGACATTCATCAAGAGGAATCTTTGGGATATCTTTACCATGATTGTATTCTGTATCTAGTGCACCAAAATTGATGATAGTGCAATCGTTCCCAGCATAATACAATTGTTTGTTCAGCTCGGTCAGAGCTAGCTTCATTATTGAGTAATCATCCTTGCGCGTAACACACCAATCGATTGCTTGTGATCCAATTGTCACTGTCGTTTGAACATTTTTGAGTTGAGAAGCCTTGCGCAACAAATTGTATTGCAGTGTGGGTGCACCAATTCTACCATCGGTCCAAAACTTGTTGTTGATGAAGACGTCACACTTTTCAAGTGAATCTACTGTAGGGAGGTGTTCTGATAGGTATTTTCCAAGCCCTGTAGATGTTCCAGTGATGTAGAATTTCATGGGATAATTGTTAGCTCCTTGATGCGATGGGGTTGGATTAGTATCCACTCAACCACCTCGTAGATATAATCTAACGACATCTTTGGTTCATTGATGTGGGCCACTCGATCAGTGTCAATGTATCCGAATCTTAACGATATGGTATCAACACCCTGATAGAACAACTGCTCATTAGCTGCATCGAGGGCGATCTTCTCAACTGCATATGGATGGACCTTATTGCGGATACCGTCTCCACTGTTGGATGAAATGTTGATGATCTTTATGCCTGGTATCTTGGCTGCTTCGTATAGAAGTCTTACCTGCTCAAACCCATCGTGCTTACAATTGATAAATACATCAGCTTCGGTTACATCTTGTGTGGTGGGGAGCTTATTAGAGAGGAACTTTCCGATCCCCCTGCGAGTACCGGTAATGAAGAATTTCATGGGATAATTGTTAGCTCCTTGATGCGATGGGGTTGGATTAGTATCCACTCAACCACCTCGTAGATATAATCTAACGACATCATTGTTCCTCAAAATGTGGGGGTTATAAATACATGCATATATATAGTTTTACATCAACTGAGGATCCAACATGGCAATTGTAAATTCGAGAGCTACATTAGAGGGATACTGTCTCAGACGGCTTGGTGATCCTGTTGTAGAAATTAACGTAGATCCTTATCAGATTGCAGATAGAATTGATGAAGCTCTACAATACTACCAAGAATATCACTCAGATGCTATCGTAAAGACTTATGTTAAACATGAAGTCACTCAAATCGATTTTGATAATAAGTGGATCGATATACCCGATCGGATGATATTTGTTAAAAATATATTTAGAACATCGGGTGTTGGTAGTGGTGGGAATCTATTTAACTTCCAGTACCATTATAGAATGGAAGATATGTTATTACTTGGACATAATATGAACCTAGCTGATTGGATTCAGCGCGAGCAGTATGTCAGTCTAATCGATCAACAACTGAATGGGGCTGCACGGCTAACATTTAATAGACACATGAACCGTCTTCGAATTGATGGGACTTGGTCAACTGATTATCCGGTTGGTGCAATTATAGTGGTAGAGGGATATGAAACAGTTGATCCCGACACATACCCTGATGTGTATAATGATAGATTCTTGAAAAAGTATGCCACTGCATTAATTAAGCAGCAATGGGGGCAGAATCTGATAAAATTCGAAGGGCTGCTTCTGCCTGGTGGAGTTATGCTTAACGGCCGCCAGATATATGATGATGCTACTGCTGAAATTGAGCAGATTGAAGAAGCTATGCAATTGGCATATGAGATGCCTGTTGATTTTGAGGTTGGGTGAATAGATGGCAACTAATCCTTATTTTTCACAAAAGGTTTCATCTGAGCAAACTTTGATGGATAATATTATAATTGAATCCATCCAAATGTATGGCCAGGATGTATATTATCTTCCGCGCGATATCGTTCGCAGGGATACTATTATTAACGAAGACATTGAGTCTGAATTCAATGAAGCGTACATGATAGAAATGTATATTGAGAATATAGAAGGCTTTGAGGGAGAGGGTAATATATTCCAGAAATTTGGTATGGAAATCCGTGACGAATGCACTTTCATCGTAGCCAAAAGCAGATATAAATGTTTGGTGGGTGACTCCAGCAACGGAGTACAATCCACTCGACCAGTAGAAGGTGATTTAATATATTTGCCTTTGTCTCATAGTGTTTTTGAAATAACATTTGTTGAACATGAACAGCCATTCTATCAATTAAATAACATCACCATGTTTAAATTGCGATGCGCTCTATATGAGCACAATGATGAGGACTTTGATACTGGTGTTGCTGTTATTGATAAGCTAAATAAATTTGCGTCAGCTATGGCAGTTAGGTATGGTGTAGTAACTGAGCCTCCTATTGAAGGTGTCCGATATTTCCAGAAAATTGGAAATACAGGTGAAACGATTTCTGGTAGAATAGTAGACGTTAAGTCCGATTTCATATACCTAACTGATGTAGAAACCTCTGATGGATTATATCACGAGTTCACTCAATCAGTGTTGGGTGACTATGACTCTTATCTATTAAAAGATATCAATGATTCGGGTGGGGATAGTATACAAATTACCAGTGTAGTTGATATGTCCTCACCAGACAATTCAGAACTATTTGAAAATGATCCTGGAGCACAAAACTCAGCATTTGAGGATGCCGCTCGGCCTATCATAAGTTTTGATGAAAATAATCCATTTGGGGAGCCATAATGTTAAAGCAACAGTGGTTTTATAATTCCACCATCAAGAATACTGTATCTGTATTTGGTACTTTATTTAATAACATTAATATAGTCAGGCATGATGGCAAAGGATCTGGTAATCCAGCAAAAGTGCCATTAGCCTATGGGCCAAAGAAAAAGTATCTAGCTCGTATTGATCAACAAGCTCGACTGGATGACCAACAAATAGCCATAAAGCTCCCAAGAATGTCATTTGAGATGACTAGTATTCAATATGATCCAGCTCATGTGATATCGCCATACTCTAATCAGTATGTGGGGAATGGACAATACACTAACTCTCCAGTTCCATATATTATATCAATGCAACTAAGTATTATCGCTGATAATCAATCTGATATGCTACAAATAGTAGAGCAAATTCTCCCAACATTCGCCCCGACCTATACAGTGAGTGCATATATCTACGAGGGGTATGATAGTTCAACTGATGTGCCAGTCACTCTGCAGAGTGTAGATTTGAATAATGATTATGAGGGGGATTTCCTCACGAGACAAACCTTGATATACACTCTTGATTTTGATCTTAATATAAACTTGTATGGTGGTTTGTTCAGTGGGAAAACAATTAAAGAGGTATACGTTGCATTCCGTGATAGTGATAATGGCAATTTCATATCTGGATTATCCGCAGAAGTAGATCCAAATACCGCTGAGGAAAATGATCCACATACAATAGTTGAAACGATAGACTTCTTTGATAAAAAAGAAACTATTACTATAGAATACTCAACACCAACAGGCACATTTCTAGCGAATCAGGATGTGCTAGGAACCGGGTCATCGACATCAGGTACAATATCAAGTATTGATGATGGGCTGTTAGAGATGACCTTAGTGTGGATAGATGGTATTTTTGATGAGGGTGAGTTAGTGACAACTCCTAACGGATCGTTCATAATCGAAGTGATTAAGGACTAATTTATGAGTAGTAACGATGATAATCTTCCAGCTAATGCAGTTGAAGAAGAGGACAATCTTCCAGCTAATGCAGTTGAAGAAGAGGCTAAGTTGTCAGCAGAAGCAGAAGCGGATTATGCGCTATCACGCCAAGTATATCGATCATTAATTGAGCAGGGTAACCGGTCGATGGATGATATGATAAAAGTCGCCCAGGAGTCAGAGCACCCGCGGGCCTTTGAAGTGCTATCTACTTTAATCAAGACTGTAGGAGATGTTACCGATAAGCTAATGGATCTACAGAAGTCGCGTCAAGATATTCTTTTAGCAAAAAACAAAAGGGGTGTTAGTGCTAGAGACGATAAGTCCCCTACAACCAATAACACTATGTTTGTTGGTACTACCCATGAGCTGCAACGGTTTATGCAAGAAGCACGAGAGAAGGATGTCACTCCAGATAACAATAATGAGGATTGAATATGAGTAATGTGGATCTCGTTACACAACAACCCAATTACAAATACAATAACAACGTAAAGAAAGATGGTGTTGTTCAAGAATTTACTAGGGAGCAGTTGGAGGATTATGCCAAATGCTCAGCGGATCCTGGATATTTTTGCAGAACCCATGTGAAGGTGATCCACCTTGACCGTGGATTGGTACCGTTTGATTTGTATGAATACCAAGATAAAATGTTTGATCATTTCAACTCAAACCGATTCAATATCATATTGGCCTGCCGCCAGAGTGGTAAATGTGGACGTTCTGATTCTTATATAGACATACGCAATAAGAAAACGAACTTGAAGGAGCGTATAAGTGTTGAGGATTTTCATGCAAGAATTAAAAACCATTTGTGAAACTATGCTAAACATTGATTATAATGGATTCAAAACCACAGAGGCTTTCCATGTCCCAATCTCTATCAGATAATACAGATCGTAAATTCATCGAGGAGTTTGATGTTTCAGACTATGAGATATTAACTGAAGATGGATATAAGGATATAACTTCAACCAAAAAAACTGTGGAATATGATGTTTGGCGCGTAGAGTTAGAAAATGGCCATTTCATTGAATGTGCTGATACCCATATATTAATCGATGATGATGGAAATGAAATATATGCTATGGATTCTATGGGTGTTAATATAGATACTGTTGACGGGATGTCTTGTGTCTCCAATGTGTGTAAAATAGACACACCATCAGAAAATATGTATGATTTGTCTGTTGATTCCGATGCCCACACTTATTATTCTAATGGTGTGTTAAGCCACAATTCAATTTCCTCATGTGCATATTTGCTGTGGTTTGCATTATTTCATTCGGAACAAACGATTGCGATATTAGCCAACAAGGGGTCTACTTCACAAGAGATGCTTGGTCGCATAACCTTAATGCTGGAGAACATTCCATACTATTTACAGCCAGGATGCAAGACTCTTAATAAAAAATCAATAGAATTCTCCAACAATTCTCGGATTATTGCATCTGCTACCTCCGGGTCATCGATTCGAGGATTTGCATGTAATCTGATATATCTGGATGAGTTTGCGTTTGTTGAGGATGCATCAACATTCTATACTTCAACATACCCCGTTATCACCTCTGGTAAAAATACCAAGGTAATCATCACTTCTACTGCAAACGGTGTAGGAAATCAATTCCATAGTATTTGGTCTGGTGCTATTCAAGGAACCAATAGCTACCTTCCATTCAGAGTTGATTGGTGGGATGTTCCTGGTCGTGATGATACCTGGAAGCAGGAAACTATTGCTAACACGTCCCAGCTTCAATTCGATCAAGAGTTTGGTAACAATTTCCATGGGACTGGTAACACTCTCATTAATGCAGAATCGCTACTTGAACTGAGATCAGCTGATCCTATATTAATCAGAGATCAGAATACAATGAAAGTGTATGAAGAGCCGAACAAAGAACACACATATATGATGATTGTGGATGTAGCTAAAGGCCGCGGTGCTGATTATTCAACTTTCAACATCATTGATGTGGCAACTAAGCCGTTCAAACAAGTCTGTGTATTCAGAGACAATACCATTTCTCCCATGCTATTTCCTAACGTGATATACAAGTGGGCAATGTTATACAACGAAGCTTATGTGGTAGTTGAATCGAATGATCAAGGTGGGTTAGTGTGCTCACATCTATACCACGATTTTGAATATGAAAACATGTATATTGAATCAGCTGCAAAGAATGCCCTTGGGATGACTATGAATAAGAAGACTAAGCGTCTGGGTTGCTCTAACATTAAAGACATCATCGAAAGTAGACAATTGGTGATATATGATTCTGAGACAATATCCGAATTATCTACATTTGAAGCAAAGGGTTCATCATACGCCGCCTCAGGTAACAACCATGATGACTTAGCCATGAACTTGGTTATGTTTGGGTGGTTCACCACCACAGATGTATTTAAGCATACCACAGACATTGATGTGCGTAAAATGCTGTATATGGATACCATCAAGCAGGTTGAAGAGGACATCGTTCCTATAGGATTTCTTGATGATGGTTATGGATCATCTGATCAATTCTTTGATGATGGTAGTGATTTTATGAGCGAGAGGAGAGGTTGGCAGGTTGTTGATATGAATGATATTATTGGTTGATGGGTTGTTCCTCAAATCAAGGAACTTATAAATAGTATCACGATTGAATTTTCTTACTTATAATGCATCTTATTCATTTATTCTATTGACAGAGAGGAACTACCATGGCGTTTCAACTAAGTCCAGGTGTTTCGGTTAACGAAATTGACCTAACAAATGTTGCACCTGCTGTATCATCATCTATTGGTGCGATTGCAGGAACCTTTAATGCAGGCCCAGTAAATCAGATTGTTACTATCTCATCTGAGAAGAACCTGATTGCTACATTCGGCCTACCAACAAACGATAACTATATCCCATTCTTTCAAGCGTCATCATTCTTGCAATATGGCCGAAACCTAAAAGTGGTTCGTGTAGCATCCGGGCATCTCAACGCCACAGCTGATAGCACTGGTCTTCAGATTAACAACGAAGATGCATATGATATAATCCAAGAAGCAGGTGCAACTAACGTTGGCATTTGGGCGGCGCGTCAGCCAGGAACTCTAGGTAACTCATTGAGTGTCGAAATATGCACCGCAGATTCGAGTGCATTCGATAGTTGGGATTACGCGTCAAGTTTTGATAGTACCCCAGCAACATCAGAATATGCAGCTGCTTTCGGTGGTGCTGATGATGAAATGCATATTATAGTAGTAGATAGCCAAGGCACTATTACAGGAACACCTGG